CCTGCACGGCGTTTTCTGCAGTCATTGAGGCATCAGATATTTGCCTGATTGTCCACGAGAGCGTTGCTGCAATTGGAAGCGATGACAGCAACAACGCATTTGACAGCAACAACGTAGTTGCGAATGCAGACGGGTCCTTGATGGAAAGAGTTGAATATCTGCAATCAGAAATGGGAGCGGCAGCGGGTGCCAGTTTGTCTGCTGATATAGCTGCCATTAAAGCACAAACAGACGAGCTGGGCTCAGCCGTGGGACTGACTCTGTCGGCCGACATAGCTGCCGTTAAGGCGGCAGTGGATGCCGTCGATGACTACATCGATACAGAAGTCGCTGCAATTAAGGCCGAAACTGACAAGATCGCCGCATTCATAGCCGGCGGCGGCATCGGTTCTGGGATCGTCAGGAAGACCGTGACCTTCGCCAACACCGGCGTCGATGTTGCCCTGTTCACCGTGACCGGAGACGTTATCGTCCGGCTGGTTGCCGTTTGCGGCACCGCTTGCGAATCGGCTGGTGGCTGCAACATTCAGGTTGTCGCTAATTCCGTGGCGCTGATTGCCGATACTGCTTGCACGTCAATTGAAGCGGGCGAGATCTGGCACGATGCCACTCCTGACGCAGAAGTGGAAGCCGCCAGCGTCCTCAGGGAATTCATTATCTCGGACGGCAATGACATTTCAATCGACGTGGAGAATGCCAAGCAGGTTGACTCCGGCGTGCTCAACTTCTATCTCATCTGGACGGCTTTGTCCGCCAATGGTGCGGTTGTAGCGGCTTGATGTCCGTAAATTGACAGAGAGGGGTGAAAGCCTCTCTGATACGAAAGGAATGTGAAACATGGCTGCATCAGTGACAAAAACCGAGATAACCCATAAGCCAATAAAAAAAATAACCTGGCAGTGGACCGCTCACACTGACGGAAAGGTTGCCGTCGCGACAACCAATGCCGAGACAACCAACTATTACACGGGCGAGATTGTCCGACTGGTCACCGTCCCAGGCGCCGGCGCGGACCAGCCGGACGACAACTACACAGTCAAGATTTATGACGACGACGATGTCGATGTTTTGATGGCTGCCGCCAACGCAAACAGGGATGAGCTGAACACCGAACAGGTTGCCGCCTCTTCTCTTGGAATTGTCTGTGCTTCAAAGCTGACACTGTACGTCGAAGGCGCTGGATCAGGACTCAAAGGTACTGTACATTTGTACGTCAGATAAATTCAACCGGGGCGGTCAGCAATGGCCGCCCTATCAGAAGGGGGATGATCCGAAGGTGCTGGATTATAACGTTACCACGCAAGTAGTCACGGAGCCCGTGACACTGGCAGAGGCGAAGCTGCATATACGGTTGTCCCCGGACGCCCCGGCCGATGATTTGACAACATACCAAAGCATCGCGCCCGGATCGCACGCAATTATCACCGATTTCGGCTTGCTTGGCTCATCGGTTGACGTGCTGGGACTGATAACCATCGTTAATCTCAATGCCGGGACATGCGGAGCCGGGGGCAGCATAGCAGCGAAAATACAGGAAAGCGACGACAACGCCACGTGGGAAGACTATGCTGGCGGCGCGTTCACAACTGTCACGGCCGCCAATGACAATTCAATCCAGAAAAAAACATATTCGGGATCCATGCGGTACGTTCGCGTTGTCGCCACCGTGGCCGGGAATGCTTGCGAGTTTAGCGCCGATATCGTGGTCATGTCCAGCGACTATATCGAGGACACGGCCATTATGGGACAGATCAAGGCGGCGAGGGATTACTGTGAAAAAATTACCTGGCGCGCGCTGGCCACCCAAACGATCACGGCCTATCCGACACGCTTCCCGAGCTCGAACGAACTGGAACTGCCGCGGCCTCCGCTGCAATCCGTGACATCGATCAAGTACAAAAACAGCGACGGAACCGAGGCGACCCTGACGGAAACGACCGATTACCTGGTGGATGACGAGCGTATGTTTGGCCGGATCGTGCTGGCATACGGTAAATCGTGGCCGACGTTCACGCCTTACCCAATGAACCCGATCAAAATTGAATATGTTGCCGGGTATTCGGAAACCAATCTGATCCCAGAAACAACCAAACAAGCCATGCTTATACTGATCGGCCACTGGTATTTTAACCGGGAGCCGACCGGTACCGCATCCGGGTATATTGCATCCTCCGTTAATTCGCTGCTGTCGATGGACAAGGTTGGGGGGTGGGTTTGATGGGCGCAGGAAACATGAACTGCAGAATCACCATCCAGCATAAAACAAAGGTACAGGACTCCGAACTGAACTGGACGGAAACCTGGGTTGACTGGAAAACAGTATGGGCCGAACCGCTGGATGAAACCAGCAGGGAAGTTTACAGGCTAAATTCGGAAAACCCGGAAGTCACTAGGGCGTTTCGGATCTACTACATGGCCGGAGTCACCCCATATCAGCGCATAAGGTTCAAGGTAACCCGATTCTACGAAATTATCGGCTGGCCCACCAATGAGGGCGAGCGCAACGCCACGCTGCTGATCGCCTGCAAGGGGATGGTCTGATGCCGATAGTGCTGACCGGGATGAAGGAACTGCTGGGCAATCTTGACAAAATCGGGAAAAACGTGAAAGCGGTCAGGGCCAAGGCGCTGATGGCGGGTGCGGAAATTATTCGGAAAGAAATCGCCGTAAAATGCCCCAGAGGTTCGCAAGAGGAAGTCCTTTCCAAAAAATACAGCCCCGGACGGCACGGAGCCGACAATATCGCCATATCCCCGATGAAAACGGAAAACGGAATCGAATCAGTCGATGTGGGCCCATCTCGCGGAGACAACAATGATTTTTTCTACCTGAAGTTTCTGGAATTCGGCACGGTCAAAATGTCGGCAGAGCCATTCGTTGAACCGGCAATTATCGAAAAGCGCGATGAGGCCCTCAGTGCCATGGCCGACGTGATCAGGGAAGCAATCGAAAAGGGGTGATTTTTATCTACAATGGAAAACCAGCAATCGCAACCGCCCTGTCAACCGATTCGTCACTGATCGCGCTTATTCCAAAAATCCGAATGGCCGACGGCTTCCAGTCACCAACGGCCGCACAGGTTTACCCGTATCTGGATTATTACGAACTGACCAACATCGAGGCGCTCAACGCCGACGACGATGAAATCGAGTCGGAAGTGACCTTTCGCATCGACCTGTGGGGAACGGCCAGCCTGTCAATAATTGCCGGGCACGTGAACCGCATCATGCAGGCAATCGGGTACAACCGAAACTACTCAAACGATCAGGACGAACGCCTCGAAACGGGGACAATAATCAAGCATAAAATCATGTCATTTTCAGGAACATTCCAAGCATAAAAATTAAAGAAAGAAGTGATTTATTTGGCCAACTCTCGAATTGGTGTTGAAAACCTTACCTTCGCGAAGATCCTGACGGATGTCGCGGGCGGAGCAACGACGTATGATACGCCTTTCACCATCACGAAAAGGTTGATCAAGGCGTCAATCAAGCACTCAAGCAGCCTTGACCCGCAGTATGCGGATGACCAGACCGTCGACGTATACACAGACGACGGCGACATTACCAGTGATTACAACATCACCGACTTCACAGAAGACGAACTCGCTACGTTGCTGGGTCAGACCATGGCGGCCGGTGTCAGGACTCCGGCTCCGACCGATGTCAAGCCGTATTTCTGCGCCATGTGGAAGTCGAAGAAACGGAACGGCCACTACAAGTATTACAAGGTCCTGAAAACCATGTTCAAAGAGCCGGATCAGGACTTCGACACGAAAGCCGACAAGACCGCTCCTCAGACCGACACGCTCAGCGGCACGGGCATCCAGCGCCTTTCTGACGGGCTCCGGAAGCGCGTAGCCGACGAGGACGCCGCATCATGGGTCGCCGGTACCGGTACCGGATGGTTCACGACTGGCGACATTACACCGGATACCACGCCTCCGACCGTTGGCGTAACCCCGATCGACACGGCAACCGACCAGCTGGGAACGGTCAATATTGTCTGGACGTTCGACGAGGCAATCCTCGCATCACAGGTCACGGACAACCCGGACGAGACAAACCCGTTCTTCACCGTCATGAAAGCGGACGGAACCATCGTGGCCGGCGCGCTCAGCATCGGCACCAACGACACTGTCGTGACATTCGACCCGACAGATGCCCTGACGGCCGCAGCGGATTACATTTCATTCTGCAAGAGCGTCAAGGACAAATCCGGAAACGTTCTGGCCGCTCCATGCGTGGCCAATTTCAGCATCGTGGCATAACCGCGGCGCAATCGAATCAACCAGAGGGGCGGCGCAAGTCTGCCCCTCAATATTTTATGGAGGCGTTTATGAGTGACCTAAAAATACGCCCGGTAAAAATCATGCTTGACCGGGAACGCAACCTGATCATGGATCTCAACGCGTTCGAGGAACTGGAAAATATATACGAAAACGAGCCGCCAATGTTCAAAACAGACAAAAACGGCAAAGAAATTGAAATCAAAGACCCTCTGTCCAAGGCGTTTGAAAGCCTTGGATTGAAAAAGAGAATCAAGCATATAAAAAACTTCTTGTATGCCGGTCTTGTCCACGAAGACCCGGAGCTTACGCCAGCAAAAATAGGCTCGATGCTTAGCTATCCAAAACTTACGGAGGTTGTCGACCAGATATGGCAGGCGATCGCGCAGGCGACACCAGACCCGAAAGAAGGCAGCGAAGCCGAGCCGGGGGAATAGCTGGCCCGATGCCGTGGGTGAAGATGCTTTATTTTGCTCACACGGTTTTGGGCTTCTCGGAGGCCGAGTTCTGGAAGATGACGCTACGAAAATATATTGCGCTGAGGGATGAATACGAATCCGCCAACAAGCCCCTGGAAGAACAGGAAGTGTTTGCGGATGACCTTGTTTTTTGACGGGAGGTGAGCAATTTGGCAACTAATAAAGAGGTCGGCGGTCTCAAGGCCAAACTTACTCTTGAGCAAGCCCAATTCGACGCAGGGCTAAGCACCCTTAACAAAAAGCTGCAGCTGCTCACACAGGAATTCAAAGCTGCTTCCGGCGGGCTCGACAAACTGGGCGACGCGCAAAAGATCGCCGCACTTAAAGCTCAGGAACTCACCGGCAAAATCGAGATACAAAAGAAAATAGTTGCGGAAATCGCTCAACGCCATAAGGAGCTGGCAGCTGAAAAAGGAAAGGATTCCAACGCCACGCTCGAGTATGCAATCAAGCTGCAAAGAGCTCAAAATACGCTTAGCAGCATGGAGCGAGAACTTACCAAGGCAACAGCTGCCATGCAAAAGCACAAAGTCACCGCCGCAGAGACCGCGGCCAAACTGAAAGAGCTTGGCGTTACATGGGAATCGGTAGGGCAGAAGATATCACAGGTCGGGCAGGCTATGACGGCATCAATCACGGCGCCGCTACTGGCCGCCGGTGCCGCCGGACTGTTGTTCGACGCGAAAATGGAAGGGCTCAACGCTAATTTCGAGACCCTTCTTGGCAACGCGGATGAAGCAAAACTGATGCTGGAAGACTTGACAGAATTTGCCAAATCAACGCCGTTTGAGATGTCGGGGCTTTCCGCTGCTGCAAAAAAGCTATTGTCATATGGAGTTAGCTCTCGAGACGTTATGAGAGACCTGACCATGCTGGGCGATGTGGCAATGGGCAATCAGGAAAAGCTTGACAGTCTTGCAAACGCGTTCGGCCAGATTCAAAGCACCGGCCGGCTGATGGGGCAGGACCTGCTTCAGCTGATCAATGCGGGGTTCAACCCGCTGCAGGAAATCTCGGAGAAAACCGGCCAAAGCATGGCCAGCCTGAAAGAAGACATGGAAGACGGCGCAATCAGTGCCGACATGGTCACTGAGGCGTTTATATCCGCCACGTCCGAGGGCGGCAGATTCTTCGAAGCAATGGAAAAAAGCTCGAAAACTTTCGACGGCCAAATGTCCACTTTGAAAGATACTATCAATATCACGCTGGGCGAAGTCATGCAGCCCATATTTGAAAAGCTGTCTAAAGAAATCCTGCCGAATGTTATCAAAGCAATCGAAAAACTGGGAGAGAAGTTCGCGGCGCTGAGCGACGCGCAGCAAATGAATGTTTTGAAATGGGCCGCCATCGCCGCTGCCGCCGGCCCCGTACTGATCGTCATAGGAAGCCTGATTGCCGCTATTCCGGCGCTGATTGCCGGGATACATGCGATCGGAGTAGCTTTTACGTTTCTAGCTGCTCACCCGGTGATCCTTGCCCTTGCCGGCATTGCGGTTGCGCTTGGCGTGATTGCATACATGTCCGGCCAGGCCACCAGGGAAATTGAAGCAATGACAGCCGCCCTGATAGAAAGCTATAAGGCAGAGGCGGAAGCCGCAAAGGAAGCCATTGACGCTTCTTACGCTGACAGAATTTCATTTCTGACCAAAGAGATAGACGCTGAGCAGGAAGCGTCAAAAAGCAGATTGGAACTGATCGAGGAAGAATATCAGGCCGAAGTCGAATCAATCAGTAAAAAAGAAAAAGCGCTGAGGAAATCTCTTCAGGAGCGCAGCCGGATCCTGGAAGATCATCACCGGAAAAATATTGATGCTATTCGGGCCGAGTACGGCGTATTTGAGGAA